TACCTCTACTGTTGCCCATCGGATGTCATCAGGAACCTTACCGATAAGTAGCCATTCATCCGAGGCAGATACGCCTGTCATTGTTGCAAAGGTCACTGTTCCGTTAGCAAAAGAGGATGCGCTAATCTCTGATAGTACCCAGTAAGCCGTTGATGTTTCTGTTGAGTTCCGTACTGCGCCATATTTCCACCAATCTTCAGGGTAATCTTGCTTGCTTTGTAGGTTTGCCGTATCCGTGATTGTTGTTGTCGTCATTCCACCTGACCCTGAGAGTGTGTCTGTGGTCTTTTGTGGAAACTTTAGTTGCTGTGTTGTATAGAGAAAGGAGTTCTTGATTCGCAGCTTATCGATAATCTTTGTCGCTGCCCGTAATCCTAATTCTTTGTTTGCATCAGATGCAGTTGCCCATGCGCCAGATGAAAAAACGTTATTTGTAACGTAAGAATCAGCCTCAGTAAGGCTTATATAGCTGTCTGCATCAGGATGGCAAGGTGTAGTTGTTAGTGCCATGAAGTACGTTTAAAATATTCGCTAGTTGGTCTGCAAACTTCGAGTGTGTAAATCGTTGTGCATATTCTTGTCTCCTCACCCGTCCTTTGCGTATGTGTTCTATATTATTATACACCCAATTCATCTTTTCAGCTAAGTCGTCGACGTCACATTCAACATAACTTCCCATATCTCGGCCTCTATACTTGTCATAACGTGCTGGAACATCCCTTGTCTTAACGTCGTACATGAGTGGGTAGTTAAAGTACTCAGCTATGCCGTGCTGGTTTGGCGCAATAACGTGTCCACCAACAGCCATCATTTCTAATGGGTTGTGCCCAAAGCCTTCTCCCATAGAAGGGAATACTAAACAGTCAGCGCTTGCCAGTAGTTCTGCAAGTAGATCTTTGCGCAGCTTCTTCTGGATAATCTCAACATTGTGATAACCATGTATTGGAACAAGCCGATCCTGCACTGTCTTGAGTATAAGCTTCACATTGTCCTTCTCGCTGAACGCCATTTCCCAGGCCTTCATGAGTGGAAAGAACCCTTTGCGTATTGTGAACGAGTCGTAGTGTATAAACGTCACCTCGTCGCTTGTACGGTCTCTGGGGGTAAAGTATCTGTCGTCGTACCCAAGAGGTATTACAGTTGCATCAATATCAAACTGAGCCTTAATGACATTCTTACAGTAATGGCTTGGGGTTATAACAACATCCGCCAACTTCTTAGCTTGCCCCCACTCCTCTGGCATACGTGTACTTTCAAACATTAAAATAAGCACCTTTTTAGGAGCTTTGGTTCGATATATTTCTAATGGCTTCCCGTAAATCAAGGCAATCTTCCCGCTATCAGCACAAAGAATGCCACGCTTCTGGAGAAACTCTTGAATCATCGATGTTGATTGACCGTAGCCATCGTATTAGGCCCAGGTCCAATATATTCTATATTCATGAGAAAGATGAGAGGGGCGCCGAAGCACCCCGTTTAAAACTATGAGACTAGTTTCACTACTTTTTCTACATCTAGGAGCTTGAATCCGTATACGAATTCCTGAGTAACAACGTTACCAAGCTTCATTGGTACATAGTCGTCGTGGAATGCTTGCATTTGGATCACACCTGCCAAAGCTTCTTTGTGATACATGATGTTGTTTGTTGCAGTAGGTGATGCTGCACTTGCAACTGCGTTTGAGAAATACACGTCTACTCCTAGGAATTGTCCAAGGAAGTTTCGTGCATTGTCTTTTCCGCCCTTTCGGATCATTTCGTCTGAACCAAGTCGTTCAGCTTGTACAAAGTTCGCGATGTTTAATAGTTCTCGCTTTCCTTTTGCAGAAACAACAAGAACTCGGTTGTCGGAAGGAACGTCTGTCTCGTCAAGCTTTTGGATTGACTGTAGAAGAAGATCCTGTGTTAGTCCAACACCTGCGCTACCAGCTGAAGTTGTAGTTGTCGCAAGTTCTGTGTAGATAGCGTCTTCGATTGTGTCTACCATCAAGCTTCCTGCTTTCTGTCCGTATACCTCTGTAAGGTTGATATCGTTTTGCTTCTTTTCGATATTGTTTACGATGAAACCAATGTACTTGTGTGCATCGATTGAAAGCTGGATGTTTGCTGGTGTTAGATCAGACAATGTGATGTCTGCTCCAAGTGTTCCTCGGTTACTTACTGTTAGTGTGTCAGCAGCAACGTTTCGTACGTTCACTGTGTCTCCACTTTGTAGGTACTTGTCGAGGTCAGTTAGAAACTGCATTTGCTGAAAAGTGTTGAAGAATACAGGAGTCTTGAAAAGCTCTTTCTGTACTCGACTTTCATACTTCTCTGGGATGATAGCTGTTGTGCTGTTTGCCATTGGTGTAATTTACGTTAGAAATTACAACACTTATTGAGCAAATCTTCCTTCATTATAAGCTCGGTTTGCCTTTTCGACCTCCTCTTCATCATCACTTCTCCACATCTTCTTCAGTTCAGCCATCGTATAGGTATCAGTTTTTGAAGACTGAATACTTTTACCGAGATTTGGCTTTGCAGCCATTTCATTTATGACAGAACGATTTGATTGGAGCCAGTCATGAAATTCGGTCGGTGACAGCTTATCTTTTAAGTTAGCCGCCATTGATCGCATTTGTTCTGGGATTTCATTTAACATTTGCTCATTGGACGATGAGATTACCTGCATTGCCTCTTCCGCTTTCAGTGCTGCTTTTTTTGCAGTTACAAGCTCTTGTTCCTTTTGTTGCATGAGTTCTTCATACTTTCCCTCTTCTTCAAGCTTCTGCTGGTGAGCCTGGCTTTCTTTTGCCTTATAGGCAGCTAGCTCTTCTTCCAGCTTCTTCTTTTTATCATTCGTCTCCTGGAACCTGTGAAAGGGTATGCTTTCTGGTGTACTCTTCTCACTTGTTTGAGAGGTTGTGTCCTCTGGTGTTTTTGCGTCGTTTTCCTCGACGGGTTTTGTGTCAGACATTTTGACAACTTTAGTGTTGATTAGACATTTTAAAGTGTTTTGTCACTATATGCACCTATTATACCAGATAATCAAGATAGCGCTACCGAGGTATGGTGACAGCTTCTTCCATTGAAAGTGGAGTGTATGTATGTTTACAATTTGGGTGGAATATCCCAGTAAGCTTCGCGTCTTCAAGTGTTGGGTATCCAGGGGTTGCTCCCGTAAGTGATAATACTTTCCCTTCCCACATTGCACACTCAACATGGCTTGAGCTGTTCCGTGTAACTTGAACAAGGTCGAATCCATTCTCTAGGGCTCTGTTTGCAACTGCATTGTTAAAAACGTCGGCTCTTGATGTTCGGGCCACCATTTCAGAGTATCGCTCTACATCCCAACGCTTCCCGCCTCGGTCTGTAAAGGCAACAACACCCTTTTCCTTTGCCTCTTCCTTAATAACCTTTTTAAGTCTCTGCCGCGTCTCTCCTTTTGTAATATCTTTAAAAAGCTTGTCTTGTACATCAATACCATTCAGCTGTGCGATGGTTCGCTGTGTCCTGCTGCGCAATGCCTCAAGTGTGCCAAACATAGAGTCATATGTTGCTGTTGCTAGTGCCTGCACTGCATCTCTATGTATACTGTCAAAACCTTTTTGTACTGAAACCTTTAGGTTCTTCCGTAACATTTGGTTTACCGCAAAGTCGGCCCCTTCTTTGTAGGAGATAGGGATGTTTTTCTCTACCCATCTTTTTGTGCCGAACTCGAGATCATTAATGATCCCGCTAATCCTTTGCATCTGCACGCCACGCTCAACAGGGTTCATTCCCTCTAATGCAACGAGAGCATCTTGAAGCACAAGACGCCCTTCTTTGAAGAACTCGGTTAGTTGCTCAACTGCGAGATCACGAGTTTCTGGCTTTAGAAATATCTTAGGTGATTTGACCATTATTCTTCACTAGGAAGTGTAACTCGTGGTGGTGTGTTTTCTATAAGTCGTGGGCGATCCTTCTCGATCTCTGCAAGGCGACCAGTTGCCTCTTCTTCATCAATCTTGTCTAGGCGCTTGATAGCATCAATCTTAGACAGGGTCCCGTTAGCGACTCTCTGGTCAACAAGAGTAAGTTCCTCAACTCGGTTCTCCGGTAGGGAGCTTCCAAAGTCTACGTTCACAGATGGGTCGGATACGCCGCTTGCCTTTAGGACTTTCTCATAAAGGTCTTCAACACCTCGTCTAAAGTATGCCTTCTTCCGCTCTATTTTCTTTAGGAGTGAGGCGTACTTCAACTGAATGGCAACCCCGCTCTCAATTGCCCCACCATTATCCATACCGAGAAGTGTAAGTGGTATCTCTGCTACACGCGCAAGCTGTTTAATAAGCATATCAATATCCTCAAACGCCTCCTTAAGGTTGGCATTCCATGTAATATATTCAGGCTTCACCATTCCATCTTCCCCTGATGGCACCTCAAACAACTCCATGTCTCCTCGATCGATTTCTCCATTCTGGTTTAAAGTCCCTTGGGGAACAATCATTTTAGGATCTGCATGCTTATCAAGTATCGTATCTATCTGTGAAAGTCGGTTGTTGAGTGCGTGTTGTAGTGACTCAATATTCTTTAGATCAGAAATACCCCATCGTGAGCCAGCGGTTGAGAAGTTCTTAATGTGAACGACTGGTAGGAAGTCAATATTTGTGTTCTGTTCTTCTTCCATGTCTGGGAATATTCGACCAAGAGGTACGTCAGTAAGGTCTCCAGTCTCTTTGTCCTTTGCAAACAGTGAGCGCTCAATCTTCCCGATTGTGTATGTCTCTATAAGAACATAGTCAACGTCATTTTCTTCAAAGTTGTGATGAAGCTCAAACCCTACAACACTATTGGAATGTGCGCCGTCATAGATTGGATAATACTTCTCTGGTGACACAACTGAATACTCTATCGAGTCTTCGTCGTCTGACTGGTGAATAAGAAA